AAATGGCTTGGGTCAGTAACCACAGACGAAGCCGCTACGCGCAGATAAATCGGCACTGCACCATGCACAGCACTTATGAAATACTCCTCTAACGCACTGCCTCGCAATGCTGGGAGTTCTCCGTATGCGCCAGACGATACATTGCCTGCCCACCCTTGCAACGCTGGCAGTGAAGCCACAGCAGCGGGAAAATCCCCAGCCTGCGATTTCAGCGCTGGCAAAGATGCAGGTATCAGCTTCGCCTCAAACGGTACGGTTAAAGCAGGCAAGCTGCCATAAGCAAAATTGCCAACGCCAAAATCCAAACCCTGCGGCGCTGCGTGTCCGCTGCCAGTCAAAGCTGGCAAGAACGATACGGCATAGTTGCCTGAAAAGTCTCCTGCTGCGCTGCGCAAGGCGGGCAAAGTTGCCTCTGCCCACGCCTCAAAATCACCCGCCCATCCATCTATAGCTGGTAAATATGCGGTAGCACTAGCCGATGGCACTTGCGCAATTTGCGTCAGCATCGCGCCGTACACAGCGCCCGCCATCTCGTCACCGTATGGGTCAAATGGTGGACGCGCAAAGGCGGTCAGCAAAACCTTCTCCCCTACGCTGGCGCTATTCGATACACCCATCAACTGGCCTAAGCCTGTCCAGTAGGTCGATACGGTGAATGATGGAGCGTAGGGGTCAAAGTCCCGCTCATGCGCCGTATCGTCCTCTGCCCAAAGCGCATCACTCCAGCCGTCTGCAATGTACACGCTAGCTGGTGCGGTGGACAAGGCGTAATGCACCATGCCGCTGACGCGATAGATGCGAAAAACGACCGCGCCAGCTACACCGTTATGCAGCGGCAAAGGCAGCATTGCACTGGTTTGCTGTCCTGCCTCGATGATGCACCAACAACCATCACGCACCAGAAAGCCGTGCGCGATTGCCGCTGGCTCTGGCGTATCGCCTGCGTCACCTAGGCCAAACACCACGGGCGAATCACTCTCACTGGGCACAATAGCCAAGCGATAACAACCGTCGCCATTCATGGTGGCGATAGCTTGTGCGTGTCTATCCCAGATTAAAGTGCTCATTTACATCTCATACGCACACATAGCGATCGGGGTATCCGAAGCCATCAGTAGCCATAAAACAGGTCAAACGCGTGCCATTTTTTTGCACAATGCCCCCACCTAGAGGTATATATGGAGGCGGTTGTGGCGGCGCTGGCGGAGGTCTTGGTCTAGGTGGCGCATACGGCGTTTGAGGCGGTGGCGGTGGCGTGGGGACAGGAGGCAGGCGCTGAGGAGGCGTTGGCGGTCGTGGCTTTGGCTTGGCCATCACTTCCACCACGGGCACTAGCTTCGTTGCGGTCTGCATATCAAATCACCAAGCCGCGCCTTATGGATGCAGCGGCAAATTCAGCATGAAATTAGCGAGATCGAATGTCACGCCGCTGGCAAAAGCAACATCAAGCAATGTCATTTCTGACGCACTAGTCAGGCCGACATTGCCTTGTACTCGCACTTGCGAAGTGCTAGCCGTACCATCATCACCAGCTACCACATAGCGATAAAAGGTTGCGGTGCCCGTGGCTGCGTTTACTCCCTGCCAAGTCTCGCCCGTTGGCTTGACCAATTTTGTGCCGTTCGCCACGGGGGATAGCGGGTTTGTGCCGCCTTCCTGGATAGAGCACAGCAGCGTTGCGCCGCCCAATGCAGCATCAGCCGTCGGCGGTGGTGTCCCCGCGTAAATGTTAATCACGCCGCCATCAAGCGTGGCAGCCAATGATGAAGTGCCAACAACAGCGGCGGCTAATCCTGTTGAAATTTGTAAAGCCATGATATTTCCTCTTACTGAAAAAAATGTTTATGGAAGGATGAAAAAAAATGATTCGACATCTAGCACTGAGCCTTGTGTCAGGTTTGGATCAGGCAGAATCAAGCCTTCCAATATCGCGCCATCTATACGCGGCTGCCAAACATCGTCTGTCCCGTCGTCATAGCCATTGCCCACAAAGCGCCACCAGCCAGCTGTGCCAGATTGGGTGACGGTCAGTTTCCAATTGCCAACCTGCTGACAAGCTCCGTGCGTTGGGCCAGGCTCAAGATGCAGTGCCCCTTGTCCCGTCCCCCACTGAAACGGCACTCCGTCTTGTGTAATCGTGCCTAGCAGCGTGCCTTGCTCGGCCAAATCCGCCGAAGCTGGCTGGTGGCCTGTAAAAACCTTGATACAGCCGTACTGCATCATGGCCATCAAGCCATACTGCGTCGCTATAGCTGTGCGCAGCGCAGCATTTAGGTTCATCATTCACAAACTCCACAAAGGCAAAATGTTGTCACTCAAGTCGGGGATGCCTGTAATCGCCGCCAAATCCAGATTGCTAGACTTGATATGCGTCTCATCCCCAATTGGCCTGCCCGCCGTGCCTATGCCAAATGGCTGGCTATGCAGTAGTCCGCCGAAGGCATAAGCATCTAACACACTTGCTAAGGCAATGCTATCTTTCGCGCCGATCACAGGCAAGAACGATACTGGGGCAAATGGCGTCGCCATCGGCGAACCTCCACCTGTCATATAAGGATTCCCAGCTGGGACACTTAAACTACCGCCACCCAGCCTAAAAGACGCCTTGAAGTCATTTGACGGAGTTGTTGTCCAGCGATACTGCGGATGCACCTTGTGCGCTGTGCCAGATGGGTTGGTTGCCGTTTTGTTGCAGTAAACGGGAACTAACCACACCCGCGCATCAACGGACTCGCTACTATCTACCGTGACATTGGTATAAAGACTCTTGATAACCGTGGGCGCATTGATATTCCGCCGAACATCGGCGCTAACCAAGGTCACCCCAGTAGATGGGCTGGTGAATGTGTACTCTACCCAGTGCGCCCTATCCAAATGCAGTGGGTCAAAGCTCAATAAGTGCTTGATCGTCCCCGTCACGGCAGTATTTGCCCCCTCGCTAACCGTATCGCAATACACCCAATGGACGCCATCCACCAGTATGCTTTGCTTGATCCTTCGCCCGCAGTCAGCGGTGGTGTCTGAGTAAATCCCCTCGCAGTCATACTTCAGCTCTACCCACCGCAACTGATTACCGCTGTAATACGCTTGCAGCTTGCACTGCCCTAGCGCGGTCTGCTTGTAATAGCTCAACGCCCCAAGCCCGTCATATAACGCCACGACAGCAATATCAATTTCGCTCGTGGCAATCTTGGTCACGCTATCGCCATCAAACTCATAAAAGTGCAGGCGCTCCCCATCCCAGCGCCCCGCATCTACCCCAGTGCCTTGCAATTGTTCGCCCACCAAAGCTACACACTTACTGCCATCCTCCGAGAATGGCGCGACAAGGCCAAAAGAGCATGGGTTAAACGGCAGCGTCACTTGGCTTACCAGCTGTCTGCTGGTCAAAAAGTCATTGGCTGCGCCATCCATAATCAGAAGGCTGCACACCGTATTGTCCGTGCTGGGCGCTGCGTACTTTTGCCCAAGCTCCCGATAAATCAGACAGCGCATTCGTACATCCCAGCCCGTCATCGCTGGCGTCAGGTCATTCTCAGCGCCCACAATGGCAGCATCCACCGCTTTCCCTCGCGCTACGCGGGAAGCGTTATAGCTCGTATCGGCTTGTCGTTTTTTCAGCAGCAGGCTATCAAACTGCTCATCCGTCATACGCCGCACACCTTGGCTGACATGCAAGGCCGCGCCTATTGGCCGCTCCCGCACATCTTCAACGCCGTCCGTTTCCGTCACTAGCAAGCCAAGCTGTTTGAACTTGATGATCCCTAGCTCTTGGTATACCGCATTTCTGGTTGGCATAATTGATAATGCACTAGGTGGAGCGCTCACGCTCATCTGGCCGAATATGGGATTGCGCCAGCTCGCACATTGAGAGTTATATGCCGTCGTTCCAGCCATAACCTGCGCGGCCTCGCGCATAGACTCCAGCTCGCCTTCATTTGGGTTGAGCATGGGCGTTTTGCGCCATACGCCTATCGTTAAAACCTCAGCCGTCAGTCTTGGCAGGTTGTTCTGCTCGTTGTATGCCCGACTGCCTTGCGTGTAATCGCGCACCAAATTATCATAATGGGCCGGGGAATTTTTCCACCCTAGCACGGCTGCTTCGCCCAAATTTGGCTCAGGGCTTTTCTCCATGTGCAGATTTTCACCGGCAAATGCCGTGATGGCGGCGCGGTTTATAACGCGCTCATGCGCCGTCTGCCACCCTCGAACGAAGGCGGGGCTATCATGCTCCAACTCTTGCCCGATAACATTCACCATCACGGTAGCCATAGCCATATCTGGCGTCCAGCCCTCCAGCGGCCTCGATAGTGGCGGCCTGGGCGTGGCAGCTTGCGCCCGTATCTTGTTTGTCCCGTCAAAAATTCGCTGATGCTCAGGGTCTGCACTCTCGCGCAACTTCGGCCTATGGCAAAACCACTGGCCTTGCCTGCGCTCAGACAACAACGGGACAAAGGTCGCAATAAACTGCGGCAATGCGCGATTGCCCTTTACCGCGTAAGCATCATCGGGCAACGGCTTGCCGAACATCGTGATTTTCTGCTTGGGGTCATCCAGCCGCATATTCACATAGGACAGCGGCCAGTTCAGCGTCATAGCCGTCTCAAGCGCCGTGGTCGTCTTGCTTTCCTTGCGCGAATACACTGTGTGCAAATACTCAGGCGTATTGTTGTGCTCGTACTGGTTTATCACCACGAACGGGAAATCCCCGCCTACCGTGCCAATGCCATCAGGCGTAGGCGGCAAGCCCCAGCCTAGTGGATTTGCTGCCGTCTTTGGGGTAATTACAATCCCCTCAGGCAGCCAGCATAGGCGAGATACTTCCAAATATCCCTCTTCTGGCGCAGGATTCACATACAGCCGCCCATTGACTTTGAGTGACTTAGAACCGTCCGCATTCTTGTGCCGTAAAGACGGCGCACCCATCGAATTGAGGAAACGCGCCTGTTGCGCACCTACATTGGAAGGCAGGCCGCGCTGGTGTGGCCTATTGCTCCACTCCACGGCTGATGACCTTACGCCAGATTAAGGGCAGATAGTGTGACTGGCACTTTCACGATGTCGCCATTGTTGTAGGTAACAGGCGCGGCCAGTTTTTGGAAAGCCAGCAGCTTGCCAGATGTAGAGCCTTTTGCGGCGCTGGACACGATCCCAAATGCGCGGATTGTTTTTGCCGCCGTCATGGTCACTTGCGCCAATCCGCCAGCGTTATTTATTTCACCGTTGGCAGGCGGGTTAAATGCCAGCGCAGGGCGCGTACTCTCGGCATAAGATGTAATCTCAGTGGCACGCCCGCCGATATTGGCAGCCGTGTCACTATCCTGCGGCGTGTAATTGCCCTCAAATAGAGCCACATACCAATCTGTTATCTTCACACCGTTGTGCAGCACAACATCCAATATATGGTCGCGGCTTTCAATTGGAAATGCAATTGCCATGATTACTCCTCTTTCAATCTTGTAGCTACTAAATACTTTTGGCCTTCGCGCTTCCGCAGCCAAGTTGTGCCAACGGAAGCAGGCTCAAAATCTATCGCGTCCTCTTGCGGGAATTTAATTTGCCCGCCAGCGCCGCCTATCACTAATCCCTTGTGGCTTTGCCAATACGCAAGCGCACGGTCATTGTCCAAAATCATCGAGTTTTTCAAAGCCCCAAACTGGGCAAGCGTCACGATAGCGCCGTCAAACAAATCGCCACCAAGCCAGTAGGTCTTATCCGCGCACACATAAACACCATCCTCACACGGCGCTACTACCGTAATCGGCGCTGGAAATGGGATAAAGCCACGATGCGGCTTGTGCAAGTTGTAGCGGTATGGCTCGCTGATAAACAAAAAGCTACCGCTAGCCACCAGCAATTGCCCGCGATAATGGGCAAGACAGCTACCCGCTGGCATATTTACCCATTGCGGCGCGTCTATATCTGGGTTTAGGTCTGGTTCTGGCGCAGGCAGATTGCTGGCAACAATGCCAGACAACACCCATAACGAATACCCATCGCTGGCGTACACCATGCCATCAGGCAGGCGGCAATAACTCATGCGGCCTTGTGGCGCTGCGCCAACCACGGGCGTTGGGTCTAGGGTCTGCATATCTAGGCTGCAAAGCTGCCCATCCACTACGGCATAAGCACCAAGATCATCCGCCCACAAATCGCGCCATTTGCCAGTCCTGGATGGGGTAAAACCGTCGCGCCGTTGGATATAGCCGTCATCGTGCAGGTCGATATTCTCAGCCGTGCGAAGCCATGCGCCATTACCGCCATCTGTAGATTGTGTCATCCTGGCTAAAGGCTGGCGATTATTTAAGCCTAAAGGCTGGCCGATGGGTAGCTCTTGCAGGTTCATGGTGGCACTTCCTATGAGTATGGCGGTATATCGCCATAGCGCATATTTGGAATATCTCCGATCGGGAAGCCGCGCTTATCCGTCATAACTGGCTGCGCTCCCTCGATACATAAATTCTTATTGCGCCACCATTGCGCCTCATTAAATCCAACAGTGGGTGGAAAGTTGATTGGCTCAACCCCAGGCAATAGCACCTCAACAAAAGTTCGTAGCGGTACTTTACGGGAATTAGCCTCGTAATAGGATTGGTCTAACCACATCTGTAGTTGCGTTAATACCGCTAACCGCGCAGGGTTCAGCGTCCCTATACTGACATAAGGCCGCTGCATCGGACGGCTGCCAGCATAAGCTGGATGGCCTTCGCCGATGACAATATCGCCGGTCGGTGATATTCCAAGAACCGCGCATCGGTGCTGAGGCCTTGAATAATTCTCATAGCGCAGCATAGGCTGAACTGGGGTGCCGCTGGAAGCAATATCCTGCCCTGCTAATTGATCGGTCAATCTCCCAGAAGCAGAATAGCCGCTTGTTGCACTCACACTAACCACTTCGTCATCTGGCCAAGGCGGATGCACATTCACACCAACCTCGCCGCCGATCGCAGACCACGGGGCTTTGTTATAAACCTCAGGCGTGAGATTTTCTTCTTGCATGGCATGGCCAACGATGATGATCGCCCCATTGCTCAATGCGCCGACTGGTACTTCGAAATATTGATTTTTAGCTGACCACGAAAATGACAAAACACCAAACCGTTCATAAGGAGAGAAGTTTTTATGCGTCCCTTGAAGGTCTATGGCGGACATACCGTCCTCCGCAAACGCGCTGATTGATGCGCTCACGGTTGGGCTGTTGTATGCCTCCTGCTCGCTGGGGTTCTCAAACGCCACGGGCAGCGGATACCAGATAGCCGTGCTCCAGTCATTCAAGGCATTCTTAAACCATGTTGGCGCGACTATTTCACTCATGCCAAATACCCGTAGTTATGGTGAATCACATCCTCACGGGTCTTGCGGCGCAAATCCGCATCAGGCATCAAGCCAAAATAGCGGGTAAATTCATCTTCTGCCTGTGCGCTACGCCTGGCATCAAACCCGTCTGCATCCACCACGCTGAATGCCTTATGTAGTGCCCATTGCACTAAATGCTCATGGTGCGCCTCGTGTATTTCTGGCTCATCATCACCCTGCACCATATCTTCCAACGGCAGGCGATAGCACTCCAGTTGCAGCACCTCGCCCACAACAGCACTGCCCACAATGCGGATGGTTGTGTCATCTTGAATCACCAGCTCTGGTGGATAGTTGTCATCGCGCCAGCTTGGGCGCTCATTGTCTAACCACTCACGGCTGACTATCACCGCAGGACGGGCGCGACTAGCTCCCACAAACCGAAGATTGATAATCTCGTAAACCTTGGGGTGCAGCTTATAAGTTTGCTTGCCTTCCTGCATAGAGATAAGGCAAACGGCTTTATTCTCATCTTCACGAATCAATCGCCCACGAATGCAAGCCTGACGCTGGGCATCGTTGAGCCACATCGTCACCTCTGCATCGCTCCACAATGGCGGCTGCGCTTTATCAGCAGCCAAAACGCGGAAACGGGCGATTAAATCTTGCAGTGTCATGCAGGCATTCCGTACTGGTCAATGAAGCCCTTAGCCATATCCAGCAGGCGCGGATGGCCGTAGTTGCCTGGCATCTTCTGCTTGTAGTTGGCATGAACCCAGTCAATCAGTGCGGCCTTGTCCATGCTTGCCAAGCGGTCGTGCAGCTCAAATCGTGCGTTCTCCTGCTCGCGCAGGGTGTCGCTTTCCTTTGCCGTCTGCTCCAAGATAGCTTTGGTATCGTCCTGTATGACATCTACCTCTTCCACTTGCTGCGCATCGGCCTTTTGCTTTGTTTTTTTTGTCGCATTGTCATTTTTGTCAGCGCGCTCGAACACATCGGTATGGCGCAAAAAGCGCGCGGCCAATGGCTCTGGAAGCATTCGCGTCTGCCCTTTGGTGAAGGTCAATCCCGAACGGTAGATGCGATCCTTGTAAGGGTCATCTTTGCCCGTGTAGGTCACTGCGATTTCGTTTGTCATGTCATAGGCTCCAGTGTTGGAATGGGGCGGGATTGCTCCCACCCCGCGCTAAGTCAGCTCCGATTACTTCGGCCCCATGCGCTCGCCTTGCACAAGCACATCAAGGCGTGAAGCCTTGGCATTCGCTGCGCCAGTGATCGTGAGCGTCAAATAGGCTTCCTTTGCCAGCTTCACTGGGACTTTTGATGTAGCGCAGCGCAAGCGTCCAGTGGCATTGAGCGCCAAGCTAGAGCCGAAGTAGGCTGCATCTTGTGGGACTTCCGTGCTGTCCACGCCATCCACATACTTGAAGCCAAGCGAACCCGTAACGGATGCTGTCATCGCAGTAGAGACAATGATCTGCGCATCACTCAACAACATGCCTTGAGGCAGTGTGTCGAGCACCACGACATCATTCACAGCCAATGCTGTAGCTAAATCGGCATTCAAAGCGCCGCCTGTTGCGCCAGTCTCCAGCGTCGAGCGGTACACCGTCACATTGCCGAATGGGATTGCACCGCCAAACTGTTGTTCGCCAATGCTTTTTTTCTTGATAGTTGCCATGATGGAACTCCTAAAACAAATCTGAATGAATCGAAGGTAGGCCAGCGCATGGCTGGCCACCTTTGCATTAGCCGCGTGGCTTGATGATCTTCACAGCGGTATCCAGGACCGTGACGCCGTGGTCAGTGAACTGAACAGACTCGCCGTGATCGACTGCAAAGCGAACCTTGGACATGCCCAAAATCGCGCCGATGGCAATTTCCATCTTGTCGTCGAAGTCGTCCATCTCTTCCTTCCAGAAGAAAGGAATGCCAGAGTGCTCAGAAGCACCGAAGGCCATAGCCAAGGCTTGACCACCCAACAACAGACCGCGATCCACGGCAAACTTGTCCGTGAAAGATGCAGGAACTACGCAGCTTGATTCGGTTTCGCTGTCGTAGGCCGCGCAATACTTGATCGTGTCGCCAGCGTAGAAGCGGATTGGCTTGGGGTTCTTGAGGATCAAGATGCCATTCCACAAACCCGCCTCGCCCATGAACAATGGGTGATCCTTGGCTAAACGGGCGCGTGCATGGGCATTTGCTTGGAACGCGCGGAAAGCGGGATCGGTCGCAAAGCTGCTGTACTGGGCAGGCGAAGCTAAGAACACGCGCAGCGGGCTATCCGTGGCAGCCTGGTCGCCTTCAAACTCAACGGGTGGTGGTGGCAATGGGGTGCTGTCGCCCCACTCGCGGACGCTATCGAGCACATCCATGCTCAAAACATCCGTGGTCGAGATCACCAGCTCGCCAGCATTCACGGCCAGCTCGCCCACGCTGCCAGAGCCTGCAACCAAGTGGCGGTTTTTCGTTGGCGCTTTCACTGGGTTCACCATCATTTCGGCAAACTTGGCGTGCGTATCAACGGGAACCGTCCACTCGATTTTGTGGTCGTGGTAGCCACGCGCACCAGACAAGTGAACCAGCGTCGATTGGTCGAGATACTGGTTCATCAGCTTTTGCGCTTTTGGTCGGCCAAGGCGGCGCAGGTCGTAAGGGCTGCGAATCTGCGTCATGGTATTACCCATGTCGATCACAAATCGCGCCTGATTGACGCGCAAGCGATCTTCCGAGAAGCTCATGCCAACGCCTTTTCCTTTGGCGTACTCACTGCCCATGATGGGGTAAGCGCCGATAGGCTGATCCAAGTGGAAGGTGATTTCGTCGCCCTTGTTCTTGGTCAAGTTGTCAGCGCGGACGATTGGCATCGAAGTCTTGGTTTGAGTGCCTTGCGTACCAGCTACAGCTGCATCAATCTGCGGCATAGAGCCAGTCAGGTGACGCATTTGCGTGTTGCGCTGCGTTGCGGTGTGGAATACACCCACCGCCTGTTGAATCATCGCGCCTTTAGCGCCCGATGGGACATTTGTTTTAGTCGTGCTCACGGTTATTGCTCCTTAAACTGTGCGGTTCAGCCAGGCTTCAAGCTGTTGCGGTGTCATGTTCTGAGTAGCCGCCATCATTTCTAAGCCTGTCATATCCGCAGTAGCGTCCAAAGCGTTAGAACCCGCCGCACGCCCACCAGGGATACTGGAAAGACTGCTTGGAGGTTCTGCCTTAGCGTTTGCTACTGCGGCACTTGCAGCGCCCTTGTTTGGCGCTGCGCTTGTTTCGGTCTTCTGCGGTGTGGTCGCTGCTTTAAAGGCATCGAACACTTCAATGATTTGTTCAGCAGTGCCGCCAGTCTTGGGGTCGAAAAGCCCAAGATAGGCATCGCGCACGACACTGGGATGACTATTCACCCAAGCCTCGAACTCGCTGCTTTGTGCAATCGAATCCGCGTCTGGATGCTTGCCATAGATGGCGCTGTAGTGCTCTGTCGCGGCATCTTGTTGCTGCTTTTGAGCAAGGGGCGCAAGTGCTTGATTCACCCGCGCCTGAACTTGCTGCTCCACCAGCTTCTGAATGCCTGCGGCCAAAGCCTCCTCTGAGAAGTCGCCAAACAAACTCGCATCCACTCCCGCTTCGATGGCGGCCTCTGCCTTGGCCACCATGTTGTCGGTCGTAGTCGGTGCTTGTCCTGCGTCCGCTCGTGCCTGCGCCTGCGCTTGCAGCTCGCTCAGTTGTCGCTGTGCGGCTTCTGCCTGCGCTCTCCAATGCTGCTCGCCTTGCCGTGCCTTCTCCAGCCGCTCGTATGGAATGGTGTGTTTTCCATCCCGCGCCAGCACCACGGCTTTAGACGGGTCTAGCCCCTCTTCGCCTGTGCCAGCTTCCGCGCCGCCTTTGCCTGCTTCGCCTTTGGCTTGCTCTGCTGCCTCACCATCATCGCCTTTGCCGTCTTCCGTCGCAGTAGTGGTAGCGGGCACTCCACTGGTTTCCAGCGTTGTGCTGGTATCGCCCTTTTCCGCAAAAGCTAGTGCTTGCGCGGCCTGCTCAGGTGTCAAAGCACCGTCGATTTTGTCGTAGAAGTCCTGTTGAGTTGTCATGTAGTCCCCGCCACATATCGCCGTAGCCGCAATGGGTTTGTTTGCAGCGCTTGCGCGCTGCTTACTTCGCTCTGCGCTTTCGCGTTTTGCTTATAGTGCAGTGTCAGTAACTCGCCTGCATTTGTAAAACCCTATACTGGGTTGATATGGCGATGGCGTAAAAAAACCGCCTCGGTGGGCGGTTTGTTTTGTCTGGATATTGGCCTATGTGAACTTGCAAATGCCTTCGCTCCCAAACCCAAGCTCAATGCTTACGCGGCTCTCTGTGTCGCTGTCGTGGGTTTTCTGCTTGGTTTTTAAGAAGTAAAGAAGGTTCTTTTTCTTCCAGTCGAAAAACATGAGGCCGTAGCAGTCCCATGCGCTGACATTTTGAAAGTGCAAATTACTGGCCTTCAACACGCCATCAACAACAGTAACATTCTTGAGTTTGCATGGCGGCGCAATGATGGCGCTGTCTGGTATGGCGGATAGCGTTTGATTGGGTTTGTATGCGTCGAATAGCGACATCATCACAAGATCGACAAGTACAACGCCAATGTTGTTTTGGCACGCAATCACTTGGTCTAGGCTCGCATAGACAAAACCGTAATGATGACTTGCCTCGATTGGTGGCGGCGGCTCTGCAATGCCTGCATCGCTCAACACCTGGCGCACATAGTCTGCGATCTGTTGGGCGCGCTCTTGCGATGGGTATGGGTACAGATCCATTTCAATAGTTCTGCATACCGCGTCAATTTCGGCTTGTGTAAGCATCCTCATGCTCCTTGTAAGTTGTCATTCGTGGATGGTGTTTCGATGCCATTCATGCCACGCTCTGCCTGTTGGGGAATGGGCGGAAATGTTGGACTGGTGTTCTCTTGCACCTGTGCAATTTCTGCGCCACCTTCGCCTGTTGGTAGTTCCTGCTGTGGTTCTGCCACCACGGGCGTAGGAAAGTCTGGATCGTCGCCTACTGGGTTTGGCCGTTTGTATCCAGCGCCCTTCATGATCTCGTCGGCTATCGGTGCGATCAGTGGGTTCATGGCGACTTGTGCGCCGCCTTGCATGGCTGAGAAGGCTGCCTGAACGCCAGTTTGCACCGCTTGCGACATCAATTGCTTGATCTGCGCGTCGGTCAGGCGCTCTTTTATGTCCAGCTCGCGTGCCTTGAGGTCGTTGCCAGCCTTGGTCATTGCATCCTGAACGGACTGCTTGATGCGCTGCTCTACCTGCTCTGGCGATTCCTGTGTGCTCACTGCGCGGATGGCTTCCACCAAATCCTTCTTGAAAGGCACATCCATCAGGCTTGTCAGGAACGGTAGGGCTGCCGCTTGGTACTGTGGCGGCAAAGACTTGATGGTTTCCGTCATGGCATTTAGCTGCTGGCCGCGATAGCTTGGGCTGCTCGGCACATCCTCCAGCGTCACCAGCAAGCGCGTGCGTTGCAGGTCGTTGGATAGATAGGAGTACCCAGCCTCATCTGATTCAGGCTTATTGATGACCACCGTGCGATCTTGTCGTACCGCGTCGCCCTCAATGATGATGGTCTGCTCGTCCTGCCCCATATCGTTCACGATCATGCTCATCAGCAGCTCGCCGACTTGCGTCCGCGCCCGCTTGAAGTTGCCCATCATGTGCGCCAGGGATTGATTAGCCTGCTCCACTTGGGTCTGCTCTTGCACGCCACTTGTGGCTGTACCTCTGCGCCCTGAGAACGCACCCGAAGCCGCAGGGTTCACGCGCTCGATGGCGTTGCGGGAATTTGTCAGCATCTCAAGCTGTTGGCTGGTCAGTTGGTAGTCGCGCTCTACCTTGAACTGCGCCCCAGGCTGTGCCATGTGTGCAGGGTCTAGCACAATGTCCGCGTCCAATCGCCCAACGGTTCGGCGGAACTGCTCATCTGTCATAGCCAATGCGCCTTTAGTGCGCTCTACGCGATACGCGCTCATAGCCCAGCGCAGGCGGCTATTTCCAGAGTTCAGCGTGTCCTGCTGGTAGATCATGTTGCGTATGTAGCCGAACGGAACGCGCGTGTTGTCCTCGCGGAAGCCCCAGAACGGCACATACGGGAAATGGCGGTGTGCGTAAGGCGTTGGCCCATCAAAGAGCACATGCGGGCCAAGCCAGTAGCTGCGGCGAACCCGTGCGACTACCACCTTGCGGTATTCCACAAGGTTGTTGGCGACTGCGTGGACATGTGCTGGGTTGTTCTCGTCGTACTCTACTGTTCGCCCGTCCTTGCTCTTGAGCACCACCACATCACACCAGCGGCGATACCAAAGCTCGGTGACGCACACTTCCTTGTTGAAAGGGTTGTACCAACGGTCTTCTGCCACTGTCCAGCTTCGTGCCACATCCCAAGCACGGTTCATGCCCGTGCTACCGCCGCCATTTCCTGATTCGTCCGAGTATTCACTCCACCAGCCAATGCCAGCCTTGCCAAAGCGCCTAATCAGCTCTGCGTGCTCAGGGAAAACGCGCGCTAGGCGGCTTGGGTGCATCCATCGTTGGCGGCGTAACCAGCGTGCATCGCTTAGATCGTCTTTCTCGCTGGCCCAGTCCCAGTGTATTTCGTTGCGGTTCACATGCAGGCACTGGAAAGGATAGCCAAAAGGATCATCGCTCTTGCTCACTTCCACCCAGCCCAAGCCCACGCCGATCTGTCGATAGAAGGCTTCTGAGCACGCATCATCCGCCTTGCTCGCGCGTTCGGACTCGTTTAGCTTGAAGCTGATACCGTCCGCCACATCTTGCCCGCCTGGCTGTCCATTCGCTGTGACACGCCAGTCTGTGCGCGTGACTTCTTCGTAGCCTCGTATGCCTTCCAAGGCTGCGCCGATGAGGTTCTCCATGCTCGGCGGTATGCCTAGCTTGCGCTGAGCCTCCAGCAGCTCTGTGCGCAGCTGGTTGCCCTCGGCGTATTCCATTTCCCTGTCGGCGATAGGCCGCCATTCACGCGGCTGATGGTCGATCTCTTCGTGGATTTCGCGGTATTCCTCCAGCGTCAAAGGCGTGTTGCCGTCGCCTCGGTCGTTTGGGTCTGTGCTCGCTAGGGTGCTGTCGGTGTTGTTGTTCATGATGGTGTTCTCTTTGTCCTCAATAAACTTCTGGCGCTGGCGCTTCTACATAGCTGCCCTGTGTGTCTGCCATGCTTGCGATAAGTCCCAGTTCTTTTGCCTGGGCGTATTGGCGGAAAGCATCCGCGCCTTCACTACAGCCATTGCTCTTGTCTGGTGTGTCGTCGAGATAGCGCGCGTCTGCGCTGCTCCACTTCTTTTTATAGTTGCTCAGGCGCTCAATGCCCTGCTTCGTGCCTTCTTGGTCAAACCAAGCGGTTTTCAGGTGCTTGCGCGTGGCGTAGATGCCTGCCATCAGCTGCGTGGTGCGCGGCACGATGAAAAAAGTCTGCCCTGTCATCATCTGCTGTAGCTGATCCTTCGTTGACTTGTTGTTGTAGCTCAGTCGCCTGTGATCAGCGTCGTGTGGCAGGAAGTGCGCTCCATAGACAAACCCACGCCTTTGCAGCTCGTGGGCGTAGTGGCGCAAGTCCTCGTTGTGTGCCTCGTAGTAGCCAATGAATCGGTCCTCTTGCCCAAGCATCTGCATAAACCAAATTGCCGTCCCGTCATGGCCGCCAATGTCCCAAAAGGTGTACACGGGCAAATCCAGTGTCGGCACTTGCGTAATCCCGCCACGCTTGCGCAGGTGAATGATTTCCTTGGCGAAATAGTTGCCTGCAACAGACTGCTGGAAAGCCTCGGATGGTGTACTGGGGTACTCGCGCCACATGCGCTCTTCTGCGCCTGCGAAGTCGTTGCGCTGCTTTTCTGCATACCAAGCGCGTTGTCCAGGGTCGATGCGGCAGTCCATGAGCTGCTCGATCTCGTTGAAGTAGTCGTGCAGCTCGGCAGGAATGACAACGCCATCAGGCGGCATCGTGTACTCAGGGTCTTGCCACCAAGCGTAGAAGTGGAAGCGGTACTGGCTTCGCGTCAGAATCTCTGCGCCAGTCACCAGCGCCTGCGCCCGCTGGCACATCTTGTAGAACTCGCCGTCTGCGCCCTCGGCTGTTGATTCCACCACGATGATGCCGCTCAGTGGTACAGCCTGAAAGGAGCCTGTGACGACTTCCTCTGCTTTTTGCGGGAACTTCGCGCAAATTTTGCCGAACTCGGACACATGCAGCCTGTGGATCGTGCCGCCACGCACAGATGTGGCCACGCGGATGCTGCTGTTGTTGTGCGCGAAAAGCAACTCCTTCGTGCTCGCGCGGGCAAGCGGGAAACGCTCGCGTATTTCTTCGGGCAAATGGTCGTAGGCAAAGACTACTTTGTCCCGAAAGATGGCCTCTGCTGTCTCACGATCCTGCGCGATCATGCCGCATCGCTGGTTGGCATTCCATAGCGCATGGTCTAGCCACATGATGGCTATCAGAGTAGTAAAGCCAAGCTGCCGCGCTTTCAGGATGATGTTTCGATGCCATAACCTCTTAATAAATCGTCGCTGGGCGCGATTGGGCTTAAATGGCTGCACAAAGCTCTCGCCCTCATCAATGACCTTGCCGTCCGCGTCCTTGGTTTCCTTGCCTTTTACGATGATTTGATACAAACACCCGCTGAAAAGCCGCCACTCTGGGTTAGAAAGGCAGCGTTCTAGCTCTTCGGCATTCGTAGGTAGTTGCGGCGCGTGCTTGACGCGCATCGCATTGTGAGGCTGCTTCCATAGCTGGCCATCAAGCGCATTGGCGCTCGATACCTCTTGCATGTCGTCGTCAAGGTCAATCGTCGTCATCATCGACTACCTTGTTTTGCATACCAAGTGTGCTATTGCGCTCTGGGTCGTGCAGTACGGGCTTTAAGCCGCCACCGTTGCCGCCTGCAATTCGCGCAAGCATGGAACTGAGAGGGTCTGTCTTCTGTGCGTTGTCTTTTTCATAAAGCCCCAAGTGCTTGGCCAGCTTCTCGATGGCGTCCATCTTGGAGTGCATCTTGACCTCGATGCCTTCTTTCGTCTGCTTCGCTCCCGCGAAAAGTGCAGCACCATGCGCGCTTAGATTCCGTGTGTCCTTAATAACCGCCCGCGCCATTCCATCGCCACCGCAATTGGGGCATTCATGGTTTGGTGGCTTTAGCGAATTAAAGCCAATGCCGCCCTGTTCATCAAATTCTGCCAGCTCTTTTCCCTTCGCAAGCCATTGCTCGCGGTCGTGGTTGAACTCGCCAATAGTTCGCTGGTGCTTGAAGCCTTCGCCCCAGCAGCAGCGGCAACAGCCTGTTTTGACCTCGGATAACTCACGGGCATCCGCAAAGGCGATTAGCGCCAGCTCTGTGATGACCTTGTCGGCCGTGATATGCGTGCGCTCTTGCATGGCCTTGCGCGCTTCGGCGATAGCGAGCTGGATATGAGGTTTTCTGAGGTGTTCGTAGCCCTGCTCTGCTGCGGCGTTAGCGCTGTACCCTGCACGAATCGCTGCCTGCGTGGCGTTCATATCAATCAGGTACTCATCCACAAACCGCTGTTGTTTCGGCGTTAAACCGAGTTGCGGCGCATCTTTATAGCTATCGTTTTCTACTTCCGCTCGCTTCTTTGGAGGGGTTTTGATTTGTATTGCTCTCTTGCGGGCAGGCGTGGCTTTGCCTGCTACCTTCTTTGCAGGGGTAACAGGCTTCTTGGGAGTGTTTTTGCGGGGTGCAGGTTTTTCCCCTGCTGGCTTTTTTTCCATACCCGAATGTTCTGGCACTTGACGGGATTTACATAACCCTATGCTGGGCAACTGAATTTGCCCTAAACGGGCAGGCTTATTTGCCGTGTATCACAACTTTGCCTCAGCGCCTTCAACTCAATCTCCAGCTTCTTCACCTTTGCAGCTAGCTCGGTAGCTAAGAACAGGTGCTGCCTCGTGCTCTCGATAACCCGCGCATCCTCTGCGAAACCAGCTAGCGCCCTTGCTGCACTCCGCGCTTCTTGAGGGCTGAACAGGATCACCGCATCGCCAATCTCAAAATTCACTTGCCCGTCAGTCAAAATGCTGCATGACATCGGGCGCGGGGGCGCAAACTGCTCGACAAGCTCATAAATACCACGCAAAAGACGCTTTAACTTTCCGTCATCTACTAATGTGCGAAGACGGTCATCGACAATGGATAGCGGCAACCCCGTCAAGTCAGCGACACTTTCTCGCGTCGCAGTCTGCTCAAGCTGGCGCAGCTCGCGCACCGCTTCATAAATGCGCTGAGTGCTGGTGATTTTCGGTTTTTCATTGTTTGAAATGCTCAAGTGAAGCTCCCTCTATGAATGAGAAATTCGCAACATCCCCGAATAATTCACTGCTTATTATGTCATAACCCTATTCAGGAACACAAAAAAACCGCCCAAGGGCGGCGGTGCAGGCATGGTTTCGGTTATCTGAGCCAAGGCTGCATCGATGGCGGCTTTTCGCTTTCTTGCTTCATTTCGCGCCCTTTTTCTTACCACCTTGGATAGTGGCCATTGGCGGCCTGTATGGGCGCAGCTCTTGACCTTGCCTGCTTTTGAGCTTTAGGAAGTCCTCCGCCCCTGGGCGCAGGGTTGGC